CCCCCCACTATCAGCTAAAATATTTTCACCAGAAAACCAGCTCTGACCAGGACTTTTGTTATACCAAGAAAAAAAGTTTGATTTGCCCCTTGAAACACGCCGACGCTCTAGACCCCTATATAAGTGTAACGGCTGAGTGAATCGAAGCCGTCGCGGGCAGTAATCTGCCCGCTTTGATTTGGTAAAAAAATCAAGTGGGGATACTTCTGTCTATACCCCTGTAGACCCCTACAGCTACTGGAGAAGACTTGGAAAGAAATCTAACCCCCGAAGAAGCCAGGAAAGAACTAATCAACTTGGTGCGCCAAGGGCGCACTATTGCCGATGCCCTTAAGGTTATTGGTCGTTCTCGTTCTTGGTATGACACCCAGAGGCGCGAAGCTGAAGGCTTCGCTGCCTATATAGATAACGCTCGGTTAAGAACCTCCGACCTCGCTGATGAAGCTCGGTCTGGTCTATCTGACTTTGCAGAGTTTTCTGAGAAATACCTGGGAGCCAAAGTTTGGGACCACATGCTTAACGTGGTCGATATGTTGGAAGGTAAGGAACCTCGTTGGTTACATCCAGCGATGACTTACGAAAAAGGGTCGGCGGGGTTATCCCGCCTCTTGGTAAATGTTCCACCAAACCACGCCAAGACTATGACCATCACGATTAACTACGTTACCTACCGCGTAGTAAAAAATCCCAACATCAACGTGATTGTTATTTCCAAAACCCAAGAGCAGGCTAAGAAGTTTCTTTATGCTATCAAGCAACGCCTGACTCATCCTCGGTATGCAGACCTACAAGCAGCCTTTGGTCCTACCGACGGTTACAAAGCTACCGCCGACATGTGGTCGGCTAACAAAGTTTATCTGGGCGCGGATGTCCGCGAATCAGATGCTAAAGACCCAACGATTGAAGCAATCGGTATGGGCGGTCAGGTATACGGCGCTCGCGCCGACTTAATCGTACTTGACGACGTGGTCACTCTCTCTAACGCGGGAGAGTGGGCTAAGCAACAAGAATGGATTCGACAAGAAGTTGCCTCTCGTCTACCACCAGGCGGGGGTCAGCTTCTTGTTGTCGGAACTCGCGTATCTGCAACCGACTTATATAAAGAACTTCGTAACCCACAACATTACACGGACGGAATCGTACCGTGGTCATATTTGTCCATGCCTGCCGTATTAGAATACGCAGACAATCCAAAGGATTGGAAAACCCTTTGGGCTAAGTCAGAACAACCGCTTACTGAGGATGATACCCCAGATGAGAATGGTTACTTTGACCGATGGACTGGACCGCGTCTTACTGCGGTCCGCAATGAGGCTGGTCCCTCCAAATGGTCTTTGGTTTACCAGAACCTCGATATCGCAGAGAATGCAATCTTCGACCCGATGTGCGTTAGAGGCGCAGTAAACGGAATGAGAAAGTCGGGTGCGCTAGTTGCAGGCGCTGCGGGTCATCCTGAAAATGCACAGAACTTCTATCGCATTATTGGTATAGACCCAGCCATGTCTGGTGACACGGCAGCAGTTGCTTACGCGGTTGACCGAAGAACACACAAGCGCTATGTCATGGACGTTCACGTCATGAGCAGCCCCACACCTTTGGCAATCCGCAATCTGATTCGAGAATGGACTGATGCCTACAAGCCTCATACTGTCATCGTTGAATCCAACGCATTTCAGCTTTTCTTGACCCAAGACGAAGAGATTAGAAACTTCTTGTCTACCCGCGGTATTAACTACCGCCCTCACTACACAGGTAATAATAAACAAGACCCAGAGTTTGGTGTAGCTTCTCTGGCTCCGTTGTTCGGAACCGTTATTAAACGTGACGGTAACAATAACAACTTAAAGCATGCTGGCGATAACATGATTGAGTTGCCAGATGCTTCACGTAATGAACATATCAAAAAGTTAATAGAGCAATTGGTTGTTTGGCAACCAGGAGTTCAAGGCAAGAGATTAAAGATGGACGCTGTGATGGCGCTCTGGTTCTGTGAAATCGTAGCCCGCGATGTTTTATTAACTTCAACAAATGTACCAAACTTTTTGAAAAACGAATTTACACCTCAGAAGCAACTTGAAGATAGGTACATTGTAAACCTAGATGATTTAGCTGCTGCACAGCGAATAGCGAGATTGTGATAATGAAAGAACTTGTACACGCATATGAGCAATTAAAGGCTCGTAATGCTGAGCGCGATAAGCGCATGCGCGAAGTCGCCTTGGTCCGTTCAGGTAACGCCGACCAGGTATTTCGTGGTTTGTTCCCAGAGGGAACATGGTCTAGACCTATCATCGCCAACCTTATTGACGTGGTTGCTCGTGATGTTTCTGAGCAGGCAGGTGTACTACCTACCATAACGGCTGCTGGAGATTCATCCCTTGATGATTCACAGCGTACCAAGGCTGATAAGAGAACTAAGATTGCAAACTATTATGTTGCTTCATCTCGTCTTGGAACAGAGCTACTGCGTGGCGCAGACCAGTTGGGAACATATGGCTTCTGTATTTTCAGAGTCGAACCTAACTTCAAGGAAAAAAGACCGCATATCCATGTAGAAAACTCTATGGGTGCGTATTACGACATGGACAGGTTCGGGGAAGTATCTGTCTATTGCCGTTCGTATTATCGTAAGGCTGGCGATTTAGCAGCCAAGTTCCCAGAACTAGCAGACAGAATTCTGCAAACAAGTGCATTTGGTCGTACTGACGGTAATGAACTACTCGAAGTTGTACGATGGACTGACAAGAATCGCACCGTAATGTTTATCCCAAGTCGTGGAGGTGCAGTTCTTGCCGAAACACCAAACAAAATCGGTCGAGTCCCAGTTGCGATTGCTCAGCGTCCTTCGCTTGATGGCGAAGTCCGAGGCTCATTCGACGACGTACTACCAGTCTATGCAGCAAAGGCGCGTCTTGCGCTTCTTACTATGGAAGCTGTCCAGAAATCTGTTGAAGCTCCTCTTGCTCTGCCTACTGACGTTACTCAGCTATCCGTTGGTCCTGACTCAGTTATACGTTCTAACTCCCCTGAGAAGATTCGTCGTATTAATCTGGACGTACCTCAGTTCGCTTTTGCGGAGAACAATGTTCTAGCAGATGAAATGAAACTAGGAACTCGCTTTCCTCAAGCACGTGCAGGACAAGCAGAAGGTTCTATTGTTACTGGTCAAGGTGTCAAGGCACTTATGGCTGGATTCGATTCACAAATCAAAGTTATTCAATCAATCCTTGGCGAAGCAATTGGCGAAGCTATCTCTATCGCGTTTGCTACTGATGAAGCATACTTCCCAACACTATCTCGTGAAGTATCTGCAACAGCCAATGGAGTTCCATACAAGTTAAAGTACAAACCATCAGTCGACATCAACGGCAATTATGGCGTAACAGTTGAATACGGACTGATGGCAGGTTTAGACCCTAACCGAGCATTGGTATGGGGTCTGCAAGCACGTGGCGATAAACTCATTTCACGAGGAATGCTACGTCGTAATTTACCGATTTCGCTCAACGCTGGAGAAGAAGAGCGAGCAATTGACATCGAAGAGATGCGTGATTCATTGAAAGCATCCATCTCACAACTTGCTGCTGCTATTCCACAAATGGTTTCGCAAGGACAAGACCCGATGCAGATTGTAGAAAAGATGGCGACAGTTATCGACGAACGCAAGAAAGGCACACCACTTGAAGAAGCGGTAGCCAAAGCGTTCAAGCCAGAACCAGCACCACAAGCACCAGAAGCACCACAAGCGCCAGAGATGGCGCAACCAGGACAGCCAATGGGTATGGGTGGCGAAATGCCACAGATGCCACAAGGCAGACCAGCAATGCAAGAATTGCTAGCAGGTTTAACTGGTTCAGGCAATCCAGTACTCGCAGGTCGAGTAACTCGACAAATACCAGCATAAGGAGAAAAAATGTTTGGAAAGCAAGGAAAGGCAGCTAAGGCTCCAGTACACCCAGGACACTCAGGCAAGAAGTCTGGTGGCAAGGGCGTAGGACTCGGACAAGTTGCTAAAGCTCCAGCCCCTAAGGGTATCAAGGGCAACAACAACAAGCTTAAGTAAGGATAATCATGGCGAAGAAACCATACAAATATCGCCAAGCCAGAAAAGACGCTAAAGCTGCAGCGAAAAGAGCTTTCCCAGGGAAAGTAAAAGCTGTACGTAAAGACATCACAGGCAAAATTACTGCTGAAGATAGACTAGCTCTTAAGGACATGGCTGATACCGCCAAGAAAGAACTTGGCAAGAAGGCTTATCTAAGCAGAGCTGAATACGATGCTATGCAAAACAGGGAACTTGAGAAGTTCCGCGAGAGCATGCGTGAAGAATTTGGCGAATACGCTGGCAAGAAAGCAGGAGAAGCGGAAGCACCTGCTAAGAAAGCCCCAGCGAAAAAAGCTGCTGTCAAGAAAGCTGCTGCTGCGCTCGAAAAGAAAGCACCAGTAAAGAAAGCTGCTGTTAAAAAGGCTGCTGTTAAGAAAGCTGCACCTACTAAACCAGCTGCATCAGCACCAGTTAAGAAGGCTGCGCCTTCAAAGACAATGACTCGTGCAGAAAAGTCTGCTGCTAATAAGGCTGCATGGAAGAATATGACACCTGCAGAACGCAAGAACTGGTCAGCTAATAAGCCTGCTGCTTCTGCTGTTCCAGCAAAAGATAGCGGTCTACGTAAATCACTAGGAATTTCTACTGATAAGTGGTCCAAGATGACACAAGCTGAAAAAGAAGCTGCTGTCAAAAAGTCCGCTAACGCTGCTGGCGCGAAGGAAACAACAAGAATGGCTGAGGCTGAAGCAAAAGTTAAGGCTCGCCAAGAAGCTCGCGCTGCAACCACAAAGCGTCCAACACTTGAAGACTTAAAGCGTAATGAAGCTAAAGGTCTTGAAGAAGCTAAGAAGCGTGTTGAAGCTAAGAATGCTGCTGCTAAGCCACGTACTAAAATTACTGTAGATGGAAAAACATCTGCACCATCTAAGCCAACTGCTGGAGCACAAGCCCTAGATAAGATGAAGGCGGAAGCTAGCGCTAAAGCTAAGGCTAAAGCTGCTAAGCCAAAGTTTAGAAAGATTAAGGCTACTGCAAAAGGTGGTGCTTATGCAGCACTTGCTGGCGAAGTAGTTAGCTTAGCTAAAGGCTCAACCAAAAAAGACTTTGACGAAATTAATCGTCTTGAACAAAAGCTTGCTGACATTACTGGTAAAGGTAAGGGCAAAGCAACAGCAGCACGACAAGGAGCACAACAGCAAGTATCTCAACTTGCATCGTTGGCAACCATGGGTGTTGTGGGCAAGACTCGTCGTCAACGTATGGACGAACTTAATGCTCTCATTGCTAAGGCTGAAAAGAAGAACAAGCCTAAAGAACTTCGTTATGGCAAGGATGGCTCATCACTTGTACCAGGAACTGCAGCATACAAG